GTTTCAGATCCAGTTGCAGTAGCAGCTGACCCAGTTCAAAAAGCTGAGGCTGAAGATGATACAATGAGTTATTTTGCTAAATTAGCAGCTGAAGCTTAGTATTTATTGAGAACCCGTCGAAAGGCGGGTTTTTAATCACCTCTCAAAGAAGATAATGTTTGAAAATTAACATTATCTTTAACATGATGTCGAGCCACAAATAAATTAACAACACTTGAAGTATTAGTATCTGCACTACCAACTGTAATACTATTATCATTCATTGCTAATCTATCCTGACCAAGTAATTTACCACCAAATGCAGCTTCTTCAATTTCTCTTGCTCGAACCGTTTCAGCCCAACCAGGAATATTTTCTAATCGCCATTTTTCTTTCTTTGGAGCTGAAGCTTTCCAAAAACCTTCTGGATAATTTACTTTATGAGCAGCTGCCCAGTCTGCTTGTGTCTTAGCAATATTTAATTCACTTAATATACTATTTAAGGTTTGTTCGGTCCAACCACCTTCCTCTATAAGAAGCTTCTTAAGGTAAGGTAATTCTTGTTCAGTTCTATTTTTAAGTAAACTTTTAACTGCATCTCTTCTACGAGCATCACGAATTGACATCCCTGCCAGTTGTCCACCACGTCCACCGCCAAGACCTTCACCTTCTTGATTTATATAATTCTTCCATCTTGGATCATTTGCTATAAAGTCTTCAAATGCTGCTTCAGATTGAATATCTTGAATGTCAAGAAGCTCAAGTTCATGTAATCTTAATGCTTTTTCATTTTCGCCCATTTGCCAATCAACAATAGTCCAAACAGCCCATGCAGCTAATCCCCAAGGTCCCATAAATCTTAAAGCACCTCTTGCTGCAAATTTAGCAAAAGGACTACCAGGTATAGTACGTGTCGCCCACATTCTAGCTCTTAAAGTATTAGGCTTAGCATTTTCAAATAATTTCATAGTTCTAGTATTTACTGCATTAGCTATTCTAGCTTTAATTTTTGCTGGTGTTAATATAGACGCCCATAATGCAGTATTCAATACACCCATAGGAGTAACTCCATCTGAACCTGTAGTAGCAGCGGCAATCGCATCGGAATCTGTTTCAGATCCAGCTGGACCTTCACCTTCGGGCTCAGCTAATGCATCTGATGATGCAGAAAGGAATGAAGAAGCTACTATTGTTGCAAGTAAAATAGGCCACATTCTTGGATTTTTAGACATTCCAACTTGCTTTCCACTTAATTTAAATTTTCCTTTAGGAAATATTTTAGAACCAAGAGCTTTAAATTTATTTCCCATTGCGGCTTTAAAACCTATATTACCCTTTCCAAATCCCATCCATCGCCAAATTGCATTTGCTTTTAATAACATTATAGTACTTAACGCAGTAGTACCTTTGTCTTTAGCAGTAGTCCATATACTACCTTCTTCATCTAACTCATCATCCCAACCCTGACCTCTACGACCTTCCTTAATACCAGCAGTTGCTGCTCTCGCCCAGTTTATTGCTTCTCTTTTCGCTTCAGAAAGTTCACGTTTATCGAAGTTTCTTTGTTTATCTAATTCATCATTTCTCTTTTTATCTGATGATAAAACTTCACCTATAGATTCTTGAGTAGATGCATCATGAACTGAAATTGACTTTGGTCCAATTTCTGCTGTAAGCATATGTAAAGCATTTACCATTGATGTAGTCTTATTTTGTATATGACCCAAAGTCAGTCTATTTAAACTACCCCATTTAGAAATTTCTGTAAGTTTATCTGTTAATAAAACTCCAATTGTATATAAATGGTCACTTATATCTTGTAAATAACTCACATTTGCCTGAGAGAGATTATACATATTAGATTGAATTATTGCATCTTTTTCTACTGCAGCCCTCGTACCCTTTGAAGTTTCTAATGCTCTTTTACGAGCAGGTTCAAGTCTTTGATTTTCATTTACAATCGCACTAGCCTGACCTGCTAAAAATCTACGTTGGAAATCTTTTTGGTCATCAACAGCTATTCCACTAAAGTCTGCTTGTGTTTCACTAACTTTTTGTAATTTTTCTGCACGTGCTGCTGCTTCAGCTTCTCTAAGCATATCACGTTTACTAGAAGCATTCAACTGTTTTAGTTGACCTACAATTTCTCCTAATAATCCTGTATCATCCTTTGCCATTATTTCTTATTCCTTTCATTTTGTTCTTGAATATGTGCTCTCAAAAGAGAAATATATACTTCCCTTTCCCACGGCATCATATTATCTAATTCTTCTAATCTAAAATTATGTTGATGTATCAACGGAAAATTTAGTTTAAAATAACTCGCTACACTACTATGGGAAAGGGCTATTGAAAAAAATCAATTAATCCTCTTAACTCAATAGTATTATTTTTCCCACATTTTTTACAATCAAAATCCATATCATAACTTAAATATGGTATATTAGATAATACTTCTACAATATCATTAAACTGATCTGTATTTAAACTTTCAACAAATTCAACTACTTCTTTTTTTGTAGCATCTTTTACTGCATATGTATCTTCACCACTATAAATTGTTTCAAGTGAAGTGACAATCATATTAATAATAGTTTCAGTTTCAGTATCTTTCTTTAAATTTTCCACCCTATCTTTCATTGTAGTCCATCTTAAATCAATAGATATATCATCTGTTAATTTAATATGTTTATCAGGTGCATCTTTAAGATTTTCAACCGTAACTTTTTCTAAATTAATTACTATTTCATTAATTTCTTCACATTCATCACCATCACATTTTGGTGTTAATTTAATACCTTCACCTACCGACTTACTTCGTAAAGTTATAAACATAAATTCAACATCAAAAGTAGTTAAATCATTTACATTAATTGGTGTTTCTACACATTCATTAATGATATTAAGTACTGCTTTTTCAATTGCATCTTCATCTTGAGTTTCTAATGCTATTAACAATATCTTCTCTTCTTTGACCACGTATGGTCTGTATGTTATAGCTTTGCCTGTTGAGGGCACAATCATATCATACTTTGGGGTTGCTAGTTTTGGCAACATATCAATCTCTCTCCATTATTATTAAATTCTTTTACACACCTCTTTCAAATCCTTCCCAATATCCTCTTCTTTTAATAACACTATCTACTCTATCTTGAAATCCTTCGCTAAAATCCATTAATTTAAAATTATCATATTCCCAAGTAACAGTTACTTGCGTTAAACCTTCTTGCTCATTACCCAATTCAACTTGACTAATTTGTCTAGGATATGCATTTATTAATTTACAACCATATCCAATTTGAGCAGCTTCATTTCCATGTAATGCTTGTATTACCACCTGAGCAGAATAATCACTTTTATACCTTGTTTTATAATAAGCGCCTGAACTATCTATAATTAATTCCATCCATAAATCAAAATATTTTTTCATATACCAATCATTCGTTAATAAGAATGTCATTTGAACTTCATCTGTAGCCATTGAATATGGTTTCTTTGTCATATTATGATTATGTTTAGCTTCAGTTGTAGTTATAAGTTTACCTGGAAGTGTAACATTTGTACATAATATATATGTATCTCTGTCATCTTGAAAAAAATCAGTAAAAGAATGATTAGTTGCAGGGTCAGAATTAGGATTACCTCTAAATGGTTCACCATCAACATCCAATGCTGGATTAAATTTTTTCATTATCATCCCACCTGTCATTGGATGTGTAATATGTACACCAAATCTATTACCACGCGCTATACCACCACGTGCTTGAATCGTTGCTTTTAATTTATCAAGAGATTGTGGTACATCTGCTGGCATTAATATTGTCCTTTAGAATCTGCCCAAATTTTACTCTCACTAGCTTTTCTCCATGAGGCTGTTTGCAAAAATATTGCTATGTTCCATTCTGCTGCGTTTACTTTCATGACCTCCGAAGATATGTTTTGTGAAAGATAATGTTTAAAGCATGGTTTAAAATATTTATAGTTCTTTGTTGCTTTTAATAAGTTATATGTAATTCTAAATTTAGTTGTTGCATTAAATTTATTATTAGATACAATATCACCTAATTTATCTAAAAAAATAGCACGAACTTTAGGTGGTAAATAATGTAAGTTAATACCATAAAATCCACCTTTAGCAGCACCAACTAAAATTGCTAAAGGAAACGTATCATAATATGGTAAAGTTTGTTTAAGCTTTGGGTCATAAATAAACATACACATATCACCAGCTTTAGTATCTGATTTTTGTGTAAGCCTTTCATCATTAAGAATTTTTCTACCTATTGGTCCAAGTGCTTTAGCTTTCTTTTGAAACCATACTTGAGCTTCTTTTGAACGAACTTGTAATCCCTTACGAAATGCTTCTGATTCTAACTTGTCAAATAAACTAGCCACCAAATGTCTCCATTAATTGAGGTCCGAATGTAACCATGATAAATGATAAAATGCTAATAGCTATTAAACCAAGTAACATCCATTTCATTTTAAAATCATTTACGACCATTTTAAATCCTATTATCTCATTACCTAATATACGTAATGAAAGTTCTAGTTTCCCTTCATCTTCCTTATCCATAACTATATTTATATCTTTTTCTTAAGTGTTTTCCATATTCTTTTACCAGTCTTTGTTTTACTTATTTTAAATTTTGTAGTCATTGTCTTAATACCCATAGCTTCTAATTCTTTCTCAGTCCATATTTGAAATTCATAGCCATGTTCATCACAATACTTTTTAGCATACTTCCATTTAGAAATATTTTTCATATAACCTAATGCTTCATTTAATTTTTTTCTTTTAGGTGGTTTAGTTTGATGTGATGGT